ATTACCAATTCTTAAGATAGAATCTGGTAAAATGCGTTCTTTCTTAATGGGATCTATTGATTATTTAATGGTTCAGAAGATTTTTTGTCAAGAGTTTAATGAGGATTTAAAAAATATTCCTTGGTTTGCCTATGGTTTAAACTGGCATAGACTAGGTTGGCATAAATTTTTTAAAAATTTTGAATCTTTTCCTTTTAAACAAGATTATGATGTTAAGTATTGGGATAAGCGTTTCCCACTTAAATATTGGTGCTATAAAATGCGTCGAAAATTTCTTGACCTTACTCCTGAGGAAGATACTTTGTTTTGGGCTGTTGCTTGGGACGAAATTTGTCCTTTAGTCCTTTTACCTACAGGTGAAATTGTTTTACTTCCAGCGGGTCAATGTTCTGGTTCTGATAATACTACCGCTGATAATTGCCTTGGACATCTTTTCATTTTGTTTTACGAAATTATTGAAGGTTTCTACGTAAAATACGGTACTTTTCCTTCTTTAAAGATAGTAATGTCCAATTGTATTTACGGAATTTATGGTGATGATGTTGTCAATTCTTTTAACCAAACTTTTGATTTCTTAGATGATACCGATCATAAACAGTCTGTTTATAAAAAGTTTGGTATGTTATTAGATCCTGATGATCCTGAAAAGTTTCAGAGTTTACAGACTATGGAGGGTCTTCGGTTCTTAGGCTTCCAAGTCAAACATTGGTTTGATCATTTTGTTCCTTACTATGAATATCAGAATGTTATTGATTCTTCACTACTTACTGAATCTCAAGTTTCGCCCCAACAACAAATTATTCGATTTAATGCCCTTTTGGAGTTGTTGGTGTTTAATCCTCATTATGAGGAATATCGTTCTTTTATATTGAAATATGCTGAATATTATCAAATATTTGTTTCTTACATTCCTAGTGTTCAAACTAAACGAAATTATGAACTTTGTAAGGAAAGTTTCTTTCCGGACTCCTATGGACAATCGTCTAGGAGTGAAGGGTGGGTTGCGGGTGGTATAAAAATTTTTAAATTTTGCATGTCAAATGAACAAACGAAAACAGAAGAATGGCAAACGAATGAAAGTCAAAGGCAATCGCGAGGTTTCCGATCGCTACGACGACTTACTGATCAACTTAGAACAGTTAATCCAAGACCGGAAGACCGGTACAGGAATTTCCCGATCGAAGATCCTTTCTGTGGGGAAGAAGATGAATTCACTCTCAAAGACTCGGAAGGCCCCAAAGGATACTCTGGCCTGGGACAAAATAATAAGCATGTTTCTCGATTACGTTGTCGACCCTCTCGTCAAATCTCTAGGAGACGCTCTCCCCGAGTGGTTAAAGTTTCCAATAACCGCCGCAACAAATTTTCTCAAAAATCTATTCGAAGGAAAGAAAGAGGTGTTAACTCTAAAACCTCAAACCCCCGAGTTCGTGGGAAACGACCCTTACGGCCTCAATACAGGCGAGGTGGTAACAACAGAAACACCTTGGTATTGAAAAATAATAATAATGTTAATTTTAAACAACAATTATCACAAGTTACTAGTGGTTCTGTTGGTGTTACTAGACGAACTGGTTATGATAAACCTTTACCTTTGAAGAAACCAAAACTTACTACTAGAAATGATGGTGCAAACCTTGTTGGGTCTGAATTCTTGACTTTTGCAAAAGTCTACCCTTCTGGTGTTTCTTCTCCTTTAACCCCTACTTCCGCTGGGGATGTTTTATATATGGTTCCTATGGCTCCTGAATTGCTCGCAGGCACTCGTTTGGCGCAGGAATCTGGTCTTTTCTTACATTATAAAATAAAATCTATGGTTTTTGAATTCGTTCCTAATACCCCCTCTACTCAAGATGGTTCTTATATAATGTTGATAGTTTATGATCCTGGTGAGAATTATCCTGTCTTATCTAGTGACCCTGTTGAATTAATGCGTTTGGCACTATCCCATGAAGGCGCGAATATTTTTAATTCTTATGATTATGGACGTACGGCTTTTAAGCAGAAATTTGATATTGAGAAACAATATGATCTACTTATAAATGGTGAAGATGCTCGTTCTGAAATTCAAGCTTATTTTATGTTAATAGCAGGTTCTTCTTTTACTAATTCTTCCTCTACAGTTATGACTTCTGGAAATATTGTTATCCATTATGATGTTGATTTTACTGTTAGAGATATTGATATACCGGTTTCGAACTCTATTTCTTCAAATTTTAATATGGCAGGCACGATTACTAACTGCTTTTATGCCACTTTGGCGGATACTGGTGTTGCCATTAAATCTACCATTATAGCTTCTAGTTCCTATCTTCGAAAAGATATGCTCTTTATCATGAAGATAATTTCTACGGTTACTGACTCCACGACACCAAATACTTTTCAAGCTTACGATCCTACTGGGCAAATGTCGTTTGGAGTTAAAGGTTCTATTTGGTTCCTTCGATTATTAGATGAATCTGGTACTGGAGGATGGAAAGCTTTTTCATCTCTCGAATATGCTCTAGATCCTGAACAAGATGAATATCAGTTGAGGTGGAAAACTTCCCTCACGAATGGTGATACCCTCGCAGGGTATTTTGAATTGGTTGGTATACCTCTTCAAAATGTCATAAATTCTTGATTTATAACTGCATAACATAAAATACTCAACGGTAAATAGACCGTTGTTTTACCCCTCTTACTTTAATGAGGGTTGTAAATATACATAAATAAAATAAATATAAATATATATATATATCTAAAACACTTGGACCCCAATGGTGTTTAAATAAAATTGGGAAGAGTTTAGCCTTTTACTGCTAAAAGTTGAG